TCTGGTTTTCGTTTAAATGATTCTGGTTTTCGTTTAAATGATTCTGATTTTCGTTTGATAGGTTCTTCATCACTTACCTCACTTGGTTCATAAGTTGTTGGCTCGTAACTTGGTGCAAACTTTTCACTTAGTTCACTTGGTGCTGATTGGTAAGGTGGAGGGGGTGTATAAGATACAGGTTCTTCACTTGGTGTAAGTTTTTCTTCACTTGGTGTAGGCTCTTCTTCACTTTGTGTAGGTTCTTCTTCTTCACTTGGTGTAGGTTCTTCTTCTTCACTTGGTGTAGGTTCTTCTTCTTCACTTGGTGTAGGTTCTTCTTCTTCACTTGGTGTAGGTTCTTCTTCTTCACTTGGTGTAGGTAATTTCTTTTTTATAAATTTTTGTTTTTTAACTTGTTTTTTAACTTGTTTTCTTACTATTGGTTGTTCTTCTTCTTCTGATAAATCATAATAAGGTCCATTATATCTAGGTGCTACATAACGAGGTGCTTTATACACAGGTCCTTCATATATAGGTCCTTCGTATACAGGTGCTTCATATACAGGTGCACCATATCTTGGAGCTCCATATCTTGGAGCACCGTATGTTGGAGGACTATATACTGGCCCATCATATTCTGATGCTTCAAATACAGGTGGTTTAAATATAGGTTTCTTAAATGATTTATCATATTCAGTTTCTTCGTATTCATTTTCTAAACGTTCTTCAGGTCTTCTGAATGTTGGTTTAGCTCTTGCAGATTTAGATTGATCTAATTTCTGTTCTTCTATTGTTTTTATTAATTCTTCTAATTTAGAGTTTGATTTTTCAATTTGCTCTAAAACAGATGATTCTTTAGTTTTAGGAATTTCTTGTTCTTTTTGTGATTGTATTAAATTCTCTAATTTAGATGTCGATTTTTCTATTTTTTCAAGTAAAGATTCCTTTTTAGGAGATTCTTGTTTTCTTTTTGATTGTATTAGTTTTTCTAATTTTTTAATACTATCCATTTTTGATTTACTTTTTATTTTTGGAGATTCTACCTTCATTGATTCTCTTGTAAAAACTGGTATTGGTCGTGTGAATTTTGGTTGAACTTCCGAAACAGCTGAAGTAGGTGGTGCAGCAGGCATCTTTTCTGACACTTCCGAAACAGCTGAAGTAGGTGGTGCAGCAGGCATCTTTTCTGACACTTCCGAAACAGCTGAAGTAGGTGGTGCAGCAGGAACTTCTACTGATTCTGCAACAGGTTCTTCAACTTCTGCAATAGGTTCTTCAGCTTTAAATGCATCTTCTGTAACAGGTTGTTCAATTTTAATCTCAGTTTCTGAGATAGGTCCTGTAACAGCTTCAATAATAGGTTCTTCAATAGGTTCTGAAATAGGTTCTGAAACAGGTTCCGCAACAGGTTCTGCAACAGGTTCTTCAACTTTAACTTCAGGTTCTGCAACAGGTTCTGTAATTGGTTCTGTAATTGGTTCTTCAACTTTAACTTCAGGTTCTGTAATTGGTTCTGCAATTGGTTCTTCAACTTTAACTTCAGCTTCAACAACAGGTTCGGCAATAGGTTCTTCAACTTTAACTTCAGCTTCAACAACAGGTTCGGGAGTAGGCTCTTCAACTTTAGCTTCTGTAAGAGGTTCTTCAATAATAACTTCTGTAGGTTCTTCTGTTTTAAGTTCCTCGGTTGCTTCTGTTTTAAGTTCTTCAGTAGGTTCAGTTTTAAGTTCTTCAGTAGGTTCAGTTTTAAGTTCTTCTGTTGATTCAGTTTTAAGTTCTTCAGTAGGTTCAGTTTTAAGTTCTTCTGTTGGTTCAATTGTTGGTTCGGTTTTAAGTTCTTCTACATGTTCAATTTGTACAGATGGTAAAGAAGGTTCAGTTGGTTCTTTTCTAATTGGTGATTTTTTGGATGATGTTAAGAATGGAAACTTTTTATTTTTAGGTATTTGTATTATTTTATCACTTTTTATTTTAGTAATTTTGTAGTAGTTTGTATGTTGAACTTTGTAATGTTTAATTAACATTAATAAGTGAACATGTTGTTTTCTATCTAGTTTTTTACTTACAGGAATAAAACATTTATCATGATGATTGTATAAAATATCAATATCTTTGTTTTTTGATTCTATATAATTGTTATTAATATAATGTTCCAATTTTTCTTGTGTGGTATCATCTATTTTCTTCTTGGAACTTAATTCACTTAATTTGTCAAAAGGATCTTGGATTTTTAATAAATCATCGCGATCTTTTATTGGAGTTTTTAATTGGTTATAATTGCCATTTTTATCAATATATCCCTCAATTAAATTTGATGAATTATTTTTATGAAAAGCCCTTATTATACTGTTTTTATAAGTACTTGGTAATGGATTTACATCAGAAGGTTGGTAAACATCCTCTGGATAATGCTTAAGTATTTTTTCATATACATAATTCTTTTTTTTGTCATCGTAATCGGTACTGTAATCTACAATGTAATCATTTAAATCATCAGTGTCAATTTTATTAAATGACATTTTATTATTATAATTAAATAATAAATTAATTTAGCAAATTAAATTAATTTAAACAATCAAATAAATCACATTACTGCATCTACATCACTACATCTACATTACTTGCCATTACTTACCATTACTTACCATTAAATATCACATTACAACATTTTATTCAAATTATTCAAATCAACAACCCATAATTCTTTATCAGTTTTTGATTGGTAATATTCCAATTCACTAACTTTTTTATCATGTGTATTTGTCAAGTCTTTTATTTTTTCAGATGTAAAGGATATAACTGGTAAGTTAATAAGATAATCATATTCACCACCTGATCCATTTACCTTATGATACTTTCTTTTATTCAATAATTCAATAGTATAATCCTTTGATTTTTTATTAATATCCAATGTACCATCAATATATTCTTCAATAAATCGTATTTTAGATTTAAGCACTTTTAATTCTTCTGTTAATTTATTTATGATATAAAGTCTTCTTTTTTCATAAAAGGATAATCTAATGGTATAATATTCATTAATTATATCAAGAGGTGATTGGTATTTTGTCAAAATTAAATTGGTATTAAAAAGATACATATTATTAATACTGAACGACTTACATAACTTAAGTTCCTTTTCAAGAGTATCATTGTCAATCAATGTTTGTAAATCCTTTGCATTTTTGAATTCAACAATAAAATGAATTCCTGTGTTTTCATCCTTGGTCATATTTTGAACATCCTTGAAATAAAACTTTTTCTTTACTGTATTTTTAGAAGTTTCAATAAATGATTCTAAAAATTCCTTGTATTGAGTTACCCACATTCCAACAGGAATTTCTGTAATCTCTATTTTAGTATCACTTATCTTTTTCCATTTACCCTTTGTCATATAAGATCCATTCTCACATTCTGTTACTTCACCACCAAAACCTTTGAAATAAGGAATCATTTTATAAAGTGGTTTGTCAGTCAACAAATTCAATAAATTTGTAATAATATCCGATGGATTGTAACATGGAATATATGTTGAATATCCTGTTGCAATTCCTTCACAACCATTCACCAATACCATAGGTATAATAGGTAACATATATTCAGGTTCAATCGGAAGATTATCATCTTCTAAATAATTATATAAATTATTATCAGATGTATTGAAAATATGAGTTGTTAGTTGTGATAATCTAGTAAAAATATACCTAGGACTAGCTGCATCTTTACCACCATTCATTCTACTACCAAAGTTTCCTTCAGGAACCAACAAATTAATATTATTACTTCCAACAAAATTCTGAGAAAGATTTACAATTGCACCTTGTAAAGATACTTCACCATGATGATAAGCCATTTCTGCAGAAATATAACCTGATAATTGAGCAACCTTGATATCATTGTTTACATTGTTTTTCAACATATAATATAGAATTTTACGTTGTGAAGGTTTTAAACCATCGCACAAACTAGGAATACTTCTTAAATTATCATAAATAGAAAAATGAATCAATTCCTTATTAATAAAATCCTGATAACATGTTTTTGTTTCTTTTAAATCAATGTAACTGCTTTTATCATAATTACTTAACCATTTTTTACGCATATCTGTACATGATATTTCTTGATCCTTTACATTTTTATCTTTTTGAAATGCTAAAAGGATAGATTCATCGCATTTTTCATCTTTACGATAATAATCAACTCTTAAAGTATCAAGTCTTTTAAATAAATCCTGAGCATCTTCTTTTTTACTTGTACCCAATCCCTTGAAATATTTGATATTGTAATTTTTTGTATTTCCAGTAGCATCTTTCCAAATTTTATAATCTTGTTCAGTAAAAAACTCAAGGACTTGTTTTCCTTTTGTAGCTTTAACAATAGGTGTTTTCATTGTTTGAATAAAATTCAAGTTAATTAACCCAGGATAAAATGCATGAATCATATTTACAAGTAATCCTTTAATATGACTCCCATCTACATCTGCATCTGTTAATATCATGACTTTTCCATAACGTAATGATTTTGTATCTTTATAATCAACATTCTGTTTTAATCCAAGAATTTGTTTTATACTATTTAATTCTTCATTGTTAAGTAATTGAGATACAGTTGCATCACGCACATTGATACAATTATGTGTTATTGTGAAATCATTAATTAAAAATCTGTTATTAGAATCAATACCTATACCTACATAATTACCATCCTCTATTTCTTTTACATGAATTTGCCCATTTGAATTTCTCATATTATATTTAGAAGTACTTTTTGTTTTTTTACGTGGCAATAAAGTAGGGATACTATCTATATCACCTGAAATTTTTATACGATACGACTCGGAATATTTAATTTCATTATTCCAAGTATATTTTGAATCACGTTTTACAACATATGTATAAAATCCAAGAGAACGTGATAAGTAAATTATATCTTCTGCTAATTGTTCATGAACATGAGATTGAACTATTTCAATACAACCATCAGCAGTTACAAAACCATCTGTATCTATTATACCTGCTAATACCCGTAATCGAACTTCAGAACTATTGATTAAATATTCCTTAGGTATGTGTTTATTATTTAACAAATTATAAGTTTTTAATAGATTTCTAAGTGGTGAACTATTCATTTTACCGAAATCAGATTTTGAATGAAATGTATATGTATACTTAGCCCAATTGTTTTTTTCTAAAACTGCATCGTTTTTTTCACACCACTTATTTAAATAATCTATAATTTCTGGATCTTTCTCACCATGACAAGCATAATCCCTTCCTTCTTTCATACCATCACCTAACCAAAGTCCAAGAACATAAGGATCCAATGCTACTTCTTTTTCTTCCCAATTAACACAACTTCCTCTAATACCTTTTAATTTTCTTTTCATAGAATCTGGAATTTTTAAATAGTCTTGAATACATATATCAATAATATTATTATCATCGACATGTGATAAAAATTCTTCCATCTTTTTGTATGCTTGTATAACTCTAGGATCTTTCATCTTTAAATTTTCAATTGTATCATTTGTGTAATTTTTCGAAATAAATTGTATATTTTCATGTTTTCTTTCGTAATGTTTTCTTAAACAAGTAATTGATGTTAATGAATCACAATCATTACATTTTACTTTAAAACCTGTTTTTACTTGTTTTACTTTAATAGTTTGTTCATTTTTATCCCAATAAAGAGCTCTCCATGATGCAGAAGAGTTATTCCAATAAATTACTTTATGTTCAGGGATACATAATGTTAATATATGTTCATCATTTACTTTATATGGTTCACCTCTATCTTGTGATACTTCATACATTTTACCACGACCATTAAATAAAGTAAGAACCTTTCTTTTATTACCATCATCTCCGATTAATTCATCTCCAATATTTATATCTTTTGCCAATTTAATATCACCATTCCATAATGGAATTTTTGTGTCCCACAAAACGCACTTCCCCTTAAGAGGGAACACACCGTATTTCTCTGGACCAACAACACTTCTTCCCCATAAAGCAAAGGTCATTGCTGATAATCCTTCTGTCAGAATCAATGTACAACTTTCAGATTTACTTGTACCAGCCCATACAGCATCTTCTAATTTAGGAATTCCATATAATTTATTTTTCTTGCTACCATCTGTTTTCTTTGTTAATTCACTACTTTCTTTTAATTTACAAAATTCAACTATATCTTCTACAATTGAACTTTTATATATTTTATCAATGAATTTATCAGATACAGTCACAGAAACACCAAAATCTTTTGATGCAGTTGTTAATTGTTCTTTTGTTTGACTATTAAACGCAGGATTTATAACAGTTGAACGCAAAAACAAAAACATTTTATCTTTAATAAAGTTTGGCTTAACATCCTTTAGTTTCTTTTTAGTTTCCAAAAGAGTTTTTAATTTACTTGTTATTTGATAAAGTATATAATCAACATGTTTACCACCATTACGTGTTTCATTACCATTTACAAAAGACATTTGTTCATAATGTTCTGATGGAACAATAGCATATTCCCATACAAATTGATTATGTTCAAAATTTTCATAAATAACTTTTTCATCTTCAACAAAATATTTAATATAATCAGCTAATCCTTTACCTTTTAATTTATTACCATTCAAATAAATACTTACATTATTACCAGTACAAGCAATACAATCATAACATCTTTTATTAATCAATGAAATAGTATCATCTTCAAGACCATTCATACCAAAACGTTCGTAATCTGGAACAAATGTAATTTTTGTATAACTTTTAACAGAACTACTAGTAATTTTTGCTTTTGTTTTTTTACTCATATTTTCAGAATGCTCTTGTACAAATTTTTTCTTATTTTCACTATCAACTGTTTCAATTATAAATTTTTTTGAGTAAATATTTACGGCTTTACTCCCGATGCCGTTAGTCCCTGCACCAGTTCTGCTTTCATTATCGTCATAATTACTACCAGAAAGTAAATGTCCAAAAATCAATTCTGGGACGTACATTTTATGTTCTGAATGTTCAACAACAGGAATACCTGTACCATTATTCCAGACTGAGATTTCACCTGTACTTTTGTCATAATCAACTTTAATTGTATTTAACGTAGGATCTCTAACAGAGTGATCTAAAGCATTTGTTAGGACTTCATCAAATATTTTCATAAAGCCAGGTGCATATTCAATCATACATTTTTCCATTTTGTTTTCTTTAAAACACCACATTTCTTCTGTTTGTTTTTTTATACTACCAATATACATACCAGGGCGATGAAGAACATGTTCTCTACCAGTTAATTTCTGATATTTCTGTTCAATTGATTTTTTAGAAGCCATCTTAAAGTTGCTATTGCTTGTTACAAATAAATATATCAAGTTTAAAAAGTTACTTTTATGTAAATATTTATTTTAAATTCAATTTCTCCTAAATTAATAATTAAGATTAATTTCAGAAATAAATATAATTTATATTAATAATTAAGGAAATAATATGCCAAAACCTGTTTCAAATAATAGGCTTAATGTTTCAAATATAGGAGGTATTGTCAATCGTGTAGATACATTAATTGACCAAGCTGTTACAAGTAATTCATCACCTACATTTGGTAGTTTATGTGTTACAGGTGATACTGTTATTAATGGTAATTTATATGTAGATGGGAACACAACAGTTATCGATTCACTTGTATCTGAATTTCAGGATAATATTATTTTATTAAACAACAATGAATTAAGTTCCGGTGTTACACTTTTACAAGCTGGTATTGAAATTGATAGAGGTGCATTAGAAAATTACAGAATTGTTTACAATGAAACTAGTAAGACTTTTCGTGCAGGTCCTATTAGTTCAACTCAACCAGTTGTTTTTAGAGAAGACACACCTTTAAACAATGGTATTATGGTATGGAATAGTACGTCTAATATTATAGAATCAGTTAATAGTTTAAAATTAGATGTATCTATACTGTCTACTACAAATTCCACAAATGCATCATCTGGTTCTTTGTGGACAAAGGGTGGAGTCGGTATTACAAAAGATCTTGTTATCAATGGTAAAATAAATATGAATGGGTCTTCTATAGAAACAAATACAGCTAATTCATTAATTGTATCATCACCACAAGATATTCTTTTTTCTCCATCTGGATTAATAAATATTCCAAATGGTATTCCATTAGTTTTTGGATCAACTAATCAAAGTATTACTTACAATTCCGGAACAAATATATTAAAGATAGTTTCAGGTGCAAGTGTTACGTTTGAATTTGTGAATGGTATTAATCATAGTATAAATATTCCTAATCAAATACCACTCACATTCTCTACACAAAACGAAAAAATATACACTGATAGTTCAAATAATATGGTTGTTGCTGGTAGTAAGGATATTTTATTAAATCCTGGGTCTTCGTCTTATAAAGTATTGATTCCAGCTAGCACACCATTGGCTTTTGGAAATGCAAATGTAAGTATTTCAGCAAATGTTGGTGGTGATTTATCAGTTGTTTCAGGAAATAATATATTTTTAAATCCTAATGTAGCTGGTGGTTATGTTCGTATTCCTACCGATAACAAGTTAAAATTGGGTGGAAGTGGTAATCAAACTGTATGGGCAGATAGTAGTAATAATATTAACATAAGATCTTCAAATGATATTTTAGTAAGTAGTAATAATTTAATCCTATCAAATGGTAGTTCAATTGGTTGGGAAAATAAGTCTTTTAATCTTAATACAAATGGTAATGTGATTTTGAATACTGGTACATCAGGGTCCTTTGTTATCTCTAGTACACAAGAAACAACAAGTGATACAGATGGTGCTTTAATTGTTTCAGGTGGTTTAAATGTAAGAGGTTCTCTTCGTGTAAATAATAATATTATTATTAATTCAACAAGTGGATCATTTAATATACAAAAGGGTGGTAATAGTGTTTTTGAGGTTGATTTAGCAAGTGCTTATCCAAGTGTCAATATTATTGCTGGTGATGGTACTGTTGACAATTCTTGCTTAGTTTTATCTAGTACAACAAATGTTGCCAAGAATTTATTAGAATTATCTAGTAATAATGATACAGTTGGTTCTTATTATATTGGAAGAGATACAATAGATGGTACAAGAAACGTTAATGTAAATCTTCCATCTTATGCTGAATACGATAATACTGGTGTTATTCCATCATTTTCTATAACAACAGATGAAACAGATACACAATTATTCACAGTTGAAACAGATACTGGTAATATGAATATTTTCGGATCACTTATTTTACATAATACACAGGATTCACTAAGTACAACAACTGGAGCATTTATTTTATATGGTGGGTTGGGAGTTGCTAAAAACATTCATACAGATGGTACATTTACATGTATTACAAATAATACTAGTGCAGTTGTTGTAAATTCAACAGACACATCTGGAACTGTAGGAACTTTATTAAATATAGATACAGAAAATAACAACATTGATATTAGTTGTAACGGGTTTAATATTAATAGTTCATTTTACATGAACAGTAGTGGAAGTGTTTATTTAAATAATACACGTGGTGTTATAAATGCAACTACAGCTTCATTGGTTATTAATGGTGGAGTGTGTATAAATGAACAAATGAATGTAAATAGTATATCTAGATTTGATGATACTATTAATGTAAATAATAATTATATTATAAATGTTCCTGATCCAGTTAATGCAACTGATGTAGCTAACAAAGGTTATGTTGATTTGGTTAAACAAGGTCTATATGTTAAAGACAGTGTACAAGTTGCTAGTTTATCTGCTATAAGTTTAAACACTGTTATTGTAGGAACTACTATAGATGATTATACTTTAGTTAACGGTGATCGTGTTTTAATTAAAAATCAAACTGATGCAATCCAGAATGGTATTTATATTGTAAATGGTAGTAATCCACCCACGCGAAGCGTTGATCTTGACGATGATATGAATGCAGCAGGAACTTTTATGTTTATTGAAAATGGAACATACAATGCGAATACTGGTTGGATTTGTAATACAACTACATCTGATATAGTAGGTACAGATCCAATTACATTTACACAGTTCAACGGAACGGCTTTATTAGTTGGTGGTGCTGCTATAACAAAAACCGTAAATGTTATTGATGTTAACGTTGACAATTTTAGTATTGAAATTGATACTGGTTCAGATAGTTTAAGATTATCATCAACTGGTTTAGGTAGTGGGTTAGTTGGTGGTTCTGGTTCACAATTACAAACTGCATCTGACCAATCACATGTAAATCGTGTAGGAACTATTTTATCAGGTACATGGAATGCTGATAATATCGGTGTTCAATATGGTGGTACTGGTAGAACACAATTTGACAATGGAACTATTTTATATGGTAATGACACTGGTAGTTTACAATCTAATTATACATTTGTTTACGATGATACAAATATGAGATTAGGTATAGGTATCAATGAACCTGCTGGAAATATACATGTTAGTTCGATTGATTCATCAGTTATTGTTGTTGAAGCAAATTCTGATAATTCAAATCCGAATGCTTACCCACAAGTTCTTTTACAAAATGCAAGTGTAAATGTTGCTTCAATGGCTGTATCACGAACGTCAGATGACTTTTACAATGACAATTATCCAGATGCTTTATTAATAAGTAATATGATAACATCTGGTGGTTTAACAGGTAGTAGTGGTAGTATTCAATTAGCAACAAATTTAACACCTAGATTAACTATATTAAGAAATGGTTATGTAGGAATTAACAATTCTGCACCTACAAGTTCATTGGATGTCAATGGTACTGTAACTTTGTCTGATGAATTATTATCATATGGTAATATTAATATTGCAAATACAAGCGAATCTGCATTTTATTGTGCTGGTAGTGGTAGTATAGATGGTAGTTTATCATTAACAAGTAGTAGCGATGCTGTTAGTATTACAAATGGTGGTGCATTGACTATTAGTGGTGGTGCAAGTATAAATAAAAATGTTTTAATTGGAGAATCTTTAACAGTTAATGGAGATGGTATATTAAACAACTTTATTTTTAGTTCAACAGATGGAAATAATTATATACAAGCACCAGATGAGAATAATACATTATATAGTTTACAACCAATTCACATTGTTGGAAAAGATAATTTTAATAATCCGATTACATCATTTTCCGAAGATGGAATTGTATTAAATAAAAATGCTTCATTGTGTATTGGTGGTGATGTTAATGTGTCTGGTGGATACACTTTAAATTTTGATACTACTTTGGGTAATTTACACGTGACACCTTATAATACATCAGTTACAAATGGTTGTATGATCGTTGGTACAAATGGTAATTTAAGTGATCTTAAGTTATTGGGTAATGGTGGTGATGTATATTGGAATTCTAATAATAATAATTTAAATATAAACAATGCTTCATTGAAAATAAATAATACATTAAATAATCCTAATTATTCACTACAAATCAATTCACCTGATAATAATGGTAAGACTATAATTAATACAAATCATTCAAATGGATCCTTGAATTTCAGTTTACCAACATCATTTAGTACGACATCAGGTACAGGTATAGTTAGTTATAATCCTGCAGCAGGTACAACTGGAAGTACATTAGATATTGGTTCTGATGTAACAACAGTATTTAACGGAACTTGTGTATTCAATGGTGGTTTTGCATCTGGTGATAATTCTCAAACTGTATCATTAAGTAGTGGAAGTCTTATTGGTAGTAGCTGGAATTACCTAGGATACATTACAAATGTACAATTTGACATGTACAGTAATACTTATTCTATGCATTTATCAGCGTCTGTTAGTGGTACTGATTTACATGCTACACATACATTTGATAATCCATCACAATCAATTCCTGTTGTCAAAATTTACAGAGATGATAGTTTGAATTATCATGGATTTATACAAATACCACAAGATACACGTGTTACATTAACTATTACAAATAACAGTACATTATTTAATTATGAAACTGAAGGATCTGGTTTATACCCAGATGGTTCTACAAGTGATTTTGATAATAGTACATGGGTATTAGTTTATAGTACATCAGATAATGCAGATGCTAGAACTTATTTAGGTGAGACTTTTGTTTCTACTGTATATAATTCCAATAATACATCTATTGTTTCATATAATAATACAGAAGGTAGTAAAGATTTAGGAATTTCTTTACAAAGATATCAACTTACAAATGATACTTCTTTAGGTGATGTCATAGGAGACTCTCCATCCTTAACTACTGTATTACCATCACAAACAACAATTAATATTAATCAAATAAGAATAACAGGTGGTAGTGCTGTAAATGATTATTATAAAAATTGGTGGGTAAAATCAGATACACAAGTGCGCAAGGTAACTGCTTACAGTGCTCTTCAAGGTATTGCGACACTTGATTCAGATTGGACAACTCAACCAACATTAGGTGATACAGTGAATATGTATAACAATAACTACATTGTATATGGTTATAATGAAAGTGATCACGCAGTCTCCTTTAGTTATGCATCTGATGTTTCAGGTAATACAATAAGTTCTAATAGTTATCTCGATATAAAGACAAAGGATATTTATTGCAGTGATGTTCATGCTAATGGAAAAGTGATAATATCCGATACATCTGATGTGGCTAGTTTTACAAATGGTGGTAGTTTAACTGTTCTTGGTGGAGCTTGTATATCAAAAACATTATTAGTAGGAAATAATATTTGTATGAATGATAATAATCAAAGCTTTTCACCATCTGCGTCAATTCATATTAATAATAGGAATAACAATTCTACTATTTTACTAGAAAACAATAATACATCTGGTAATTGCAATAGTAGTATAGGATTTAAAAATACAACAGTAAATTACACATTACAATTAAACAATACATCAAATTCATTAAATTTAACAAACAATACAAATGCATACACATCACTTTCATTTAATTCATCTGGTAATATGGGTATAGGGACGTCAACTATCGTTTCACCTTTAACTATTGCAAATGGCAATTTAATATCAGTAGATACAGATGATAGTTATTTGGGATTAAATGCCGGTAATTCAAATACTATAAATGATGGCAATGCACAATGTGTATTATATGGTACTAACAGTAGCGTGAGTAGTGGTAATATAAATATGTATTTAGGTGGTACATCAGGAAACTTTAATATTATAAGTAATACTGGTAGTAGTATTGGAACTTTATTAAATGTTACTAACAATGGTGTTGTAACTATAAATAATACACAATCATCAAGTGTTGATAGTGCTGCTTTATTAGTAAATGGTGGTTTAACTGTTAGTTGCACAACTGATGCGACAAGTATAACAAGTGGTGGTGGTATTACTGTGATGGGTGGTTTAAGTGTTGTAAAAGATTTTTATATTGGAGGTAATTTACATGTTGCTGGTGAATTAAATGCAACTGGTTCTATTACACAACCTACAATTACATTCAGTGACCCAGTTAATTGCACAGTAACAAATTCAGGTAATGTTAATTTAAATACAGTCTCAACACAAGGTGTCCTAACATTTTATGTAAATGTAACACCAACTGTTACAAGAGATTATTGTCAATTTACATTCAGTTTACCAAACAAGGTAGCAAATCTTATTAATCGTGGTGATTGTATTATAAATGTTTCAGGTTGGTCTGATGATACAGATGTTATTCCTCTATTCAATGTTATAGGTGTTGGTATCCCAGGAACTAAAACAGCAATGGTTAAATTTGCTAATATAAATACTTCTTTACACTATTTCCAAATTTCATGCACATATACATTTTAAATAAATAAATACTTATAAAATGTTTTTTTCATAAAGTAATATAATAGTGTAATTAGTTACTAACCCGATAGCATTATGTATACATATTCATGCACAATACCTTCATGTAAAAATGAAATCATTCCATGTTTACATAATGATTGTTGTAATAAATGTAAGCAAAATATGATAAAAAATACAATAAATAATATTTCTAAAAATATACCAAACGAAATAATCAATGAAATTTGTAAATATATAAACAATGAAAAAGAAGAAAAATTAAGATGTATTTATTGTAGAAAATATATATGTTATAAATGTTATGCTTTTTATAATATACCATGGTGTTGTAATTGTTACATTACTTATAATTAAAATTCTTTTATGATATCAGAATTTATTAAACCAACAAGAAAAATAATAAATATTTTCCTACGGTTAAACTACATATGAGTATACATAAAAAAACTAATAGACATGTTAACAGATATATGTTATTATTTTGATACGCATATATAATACCAATTATTAGAATAATTGAAAACATGATTAGATTATAGTTACCACCACCATCTTTTATTGGTTCAATTTTTGTTAGTTCATCAATTTCTTTTGGATCAAGTGTATGATTTATATTTTGCTTATCAAAATTCATTATTATATATATTATATATAATAATATTAAAATGTATAATATATAATAAAATGAATACAAGTATGATAACTACCTATAAAGAAACATGTAATGCTATAAATTCTCAAAATAAAAAAAAAATTTATTATCGTCCACGTAGGTCAAATAATATGGATCAAACCACCGTAATGAGTGTGGTACTTTCATGTTATTCAATAATTTCAGTATGTGTTATACTAAGTGTAGCAATGACTCTATCGCATGGTGAAACTAAAAATACATTATTATATGTTGCTACAATAATATTCGTTATAAAAATAATAATAATATCAAGTATTAGTTACGAATTTGAAAAAACTAATGATACATTAGATTATAATTGTATAGATAATAAAAATATGAAAGAGAATGAATATACTATTATTTAATTTTGAAATCCAGCAGAATCATCAGTTTTCGTCGCGTGGGGGCGAAACCCCACAAGGTAATAAAAGATACCTTTTAACCAAATTTTTATATAATACTCTCTTTGTTGTTTATCTAGGATTTTATCAATTATGTCAGGATATCTTTTATTTGAGCAATGCCATAATTTATAATTTTCAATTACAAAAGGTGAAAGGGATGTAGGTAAACCAGGGGTTTTTAATTTATTATTCAAGAAAACTACACCTGCTAGATATGCATTTTTAGTATTCAGATTTAAAAACAACTTTGTTTTAAGGAAATCTAGATTAGGTTTGTAATTACATTCACGATTAATAATTTGGTTGTTTATTTTATTTAATAATTGTGTTTTATCTCCGTCATTTATAATAATATTATTTCCGAAATATGACCAATTTAATTGTGTTTCTGATACGTGATTTGAGATTGTTACATTTTTATCATATGGACGAATTATAAAGTAACAGGTTCCATTCAAGTTTTCTATAAATTGTTTTTCATTCAGGAAACGCAAGTCAGGTATACAAAATTTTATGTTATTTGTGTTTGGTGAGTTTTCTTTAATAGTATTCATTTTTGTTTTTAAATGTTGTATATGCCATTGGGGATTGTATACTCTTATTAAATCAGTACCGATTATTTGTAATAGTTGTCTGATGGTTAGCTTTTTACAAAGCAATAAATTATTCACTTCATTTTTATCTGCACAAATTTGATTAGATACCCATTCACATTGATGTTCATCTAATACATAGATTTCCATTTTATTTTTTTTAATCTCAAGTTCTTCAGATGTTATATTTAATAATTTAGTTACCAATTCCTTTAATGCATCAGCAAAATTAATAATAATATATCCTTTTTTTTCTAATTGTAAGGCACATTCTGATTTACCAGAAGACTTTCTTCCAGCAAATGCAATCAAGTTACTGTTAGTATTATTCATTTTTATGATAAATGTAATTTATTAAAATTTCAATTAATTCTGTAATTCGTTTAAAATAACACTTTTCGTTCATAACAATGTTATTTTATACTAGTTTTAGTAAGATACTAAGATACGAATGCTCAAACATAAGGAATATATTATTTTAGGTTGTGGTCCTGCTGCATTACAGTTGGGTTATTACTTTCAGAAATTAAATAACGATTACTTAATTTTAGAAAAAAACGATAAAGCTGCTTCATTCTTTAACAAGTATCCACATTCTGGTGAATTAATTTCTATTAATAAGAGATTTAATGGAAATGACGATGATGATTTTAATATGAGACACGATTGGAATTCGTTATGTAATGATTATAAATTGAGATTCAAGGATTTTAGTAAAGAATATTATCCAAAAAGCGATGATCTTGTAAAGTACATGAATCATTTTGCTGAACATTATTCTTTAAATATTGAATTCGGTGTGGATATTAAAATTATAACTAAAAAGGTAATTCATTTTAATGAACTAACGATTAACGATGATGTGTTTACATTAATTAGTGAGAATACGATTTATACATGCAAGTATTTAATTGTAGCAACAGGATTATCTAAAATGAATATCCCTGAAAATATAGAAAATATAAGAGAGTATTCAAAACATTATGGTGAATTTGAAAAGGGATTTTTTTTAAACAAGGATAACTTAAATTATTATGATAATAAACGTGTATTGATAGTAGGAAATGGTAATAGTGCGTTTGAAATTGCAAATTTATTAAACAATCATTGTAGTAATATCATGATAGTTGGAAGAAATTTTCCAAAATTAGCTTTAATATCACATTATACAGGTGATGTAAGAACAAAATACATGAATTTTTATGAAACATTTTTATTAAAAAGTTTGAATTCATTTGATAGTGTAGGTATTGACGATTATATAATTAATAAAACGGAAAGAAACACATTCATATTTACTAATAAAATGACACAAAGAAATGAATTATACGATAAGGAATTTGATGAAATTATAAATTGTACTGGGTGGAAGTTTAACAATGATATTTTCGATATTGTTGTTAAACCACAATTAACTGATAATAACAAGTATCCTATCATTAATTCAGATTGTAGTAGTGTAAATGTTCCTAATATGTTTTTCATTGGATCTTTAATGCATTTTAATGATTACAAATTAAGTTCTGGTGGTTTTATTCATGGTTTTAGATACTTGATAGATAATTTTGTAAAAATAAACATAACTGATTTTGACTATAAAACATTTAATGATATAACAGCTCTTTCTGATCAATTTATGAAAAGAATAAACACATCAAGTGGGTTATATCAAATGTATGGTCAATTATGTGATATTTGTTATTTTGACAAGGATAAAAACGTGTTTGTTTATTATGAACAAGTACCTATAAATTACTTATTAAGTGAATTAAATACAAAAATCAAAATTCCTGAAAAAACAATAGCTTTCATGACAACACTTGAGTATGGTTCGGATCCACCACATGAGGTTAAAGATGTTTGGACAACAAAAGTACATTTAGGTAAAGAAAGTCATGGTAGATTATTACATCCTGTATTGAGAGTATTTAGAGGTATTAAATTAAATTATACAAATTACAGGATAAATTATTTACAACTTAATAATCATGCAAATATGATAGATGAAACGCATTTTATAGAAAATATCTTTGCAGAGTTTGTGGCTTATGGGTACTATAAAGAACGTTTTGCACGTATAGTAAAATCATATATAAGTTAGTTGATTCATATATCATTTTATAATTTATCATTCTCGTTCATCTAATAAATTTAGGAATGTATTCATGCATTTTTTTAAATTATTTATATTAATTGGTTTTGCAATGTAATCATCAAATCCTAGATTGATGTATTTTTTATGATCATCTTTTAAACAAAATGCGGTTATTGCTACAATGTATGGTTTTTTATTGTTTTTTAGTTTATAATTATAATTTGTTGAGCTATAATGATTATTTACTCTATGGTGTGTGTAGTATTCGTTTATATATTTAAGGACTTGTTCACCGTCTAATATTGGAAGTTTAATATCCAAGAAGATGATATCATATTGTGTTTTTGTTAATTTATTTAAACATTGTTCACCATCATCGACAGTATCTATATTACAATTAGAATAACCTATTTTTTTTAGGAAATTTATAGCAACTTTTTGATTGATGTATACATCTTCAACAATGAGTATATTCAAGTTGTAATTTTTTGGGTATTTTCTTTTTTCTACAATAGAATCTGAATAATTACTTTTTAAGTTTGAACTAAAATTCTTTGAAGTTATGGTATCCATTATTAATTGTTTTAATTTAACTTCTTTTACTGGTTTTATAAGATATGATTTAAAATTCCTATTAAACTCATTTTTATCAAATTTATCACATAAACTACTCAATGCGATTAATGGTATAGATTTGTTTTGTTCATTTTCGTACAATTTATTAGCAAAACCATTTCCATCTAATTTTGGCATACATATATCAATTAAACCAAGATCAAATTTTATGTATTTTGAGAAAAACAATGCTTCCTCGCTTGTACCATAAACATAAGGTTTCATGCCCCATTTTGATATTAGGCCTGCTAAGCTCAAACGGTTATGTACATTGTCATCTAATATTAATACATTTATGTCTTTTAGAATATTATCATTTATATTTATGTCATCAATGTTATTTGGTTTAAAACATGATTTTGTTGAAATAATAAATGAAAAACAGCTACCTTCGTATTCCTCACTCCATTCTAACCATATATATCCATTCATTAAATTGATAAGATATTTACTAATAGCTAGTCCTAGACCTGTTCCTTGTTTTAATTTTGTAGTTAATTGATTTACCTGACTAAAACTTTTAAACAATAAATTAAAGTCCTCTTTACGTATACCACATCCTGTATCAGTTACTGTGAATTTTATAAGGGTGTTATTACGGTGATCTGGGGTGTATTGTATGTTGTGTTTTCGCAAGTAATGAGAATCAATTAATTTGATATCCAAACTGATTATTCCTTTTGATGTAAATTTAATAGAATTACTTAATAGATTTAATAAAACCTGTTTAATTCTATTTTCATCCATTTCAATATATTCCGAGATATCTTTGTCTATATTAAATGAGAATTCTACATTTTTGTCAATCATCTTTCCTAATATAATATCGCTTGTTGTTTCAATACATCTTCTTAAATTTGTACATTTAACATCAAGTGTTAATTTACCAGCTTCTAATTTACTAAAATCCAAAATATCATTTATAATAGTCATCAAATTGAAACTACATTCTCTGGTCATTTCTATATAGTCCTTTTGTTCACTACTTAAATTTGTATCCTCTAATAATGTCAACATTCCTATGATACCATTTAAGGGTGTTCTTATTTCATGACTCATATTTGCTAAGAAAACATCCTTATACGACTGTTTTTCTACAACAACATGTTTAAATGTCATTATATGGGTATATCTATTTGTAGATGATGCACCATGATCTATTATTGACATTTTAACATTCATGGTCTTTTCAACTGTATTAACAATAAATTTTACATTTCTATCACTTTCAATGTTTTCATGTAAAAATTGATTGTATCTAGATTTTTCATCATCTGCTTCACTATCACATATGTATTTTAAATAATCAAATGATACTCCAAATTCGTTAAATATAAATTTGTTTAAATAAATTAAATTATTATTAATAATAACAATAATTCCCATATCAATATTATTAAAAATACCTGATGTAATTTCTTTATCTAAATAAATACAATTGTCATCCATATTTTCCCGACCCTTTAGCCGTTAATCTTATATTATACCAATAAATTATTAATCGGGAATTCGCGAAATTTCTGAACGCGCCCCTGGGATTTTATTTTGAACGCACCTTTATTGATATCGCATGTATTTAGGATTATTATTTGCTGTATCATAGTCAAATTGTAAATTACCTGAAGTGATGGTTGTAACTGGTAAGTTACTAACTGACAAAATAGACATACCATTATTTGTTATAGATATATAAAATGTGTATGTTCTAACAAAGAAATGCGTATTGTTTTCAATGTCAATTGATAGAATATATTCTCTATTATAATAATCAAAATTTCTTGATACTAGTTCAGTTCCCTTGTAATAAATTTCATATGGTTCCTTTACAATTGTTATTTTATCCGATGAAAAGGTTTTATCAGGATTACTCTTTAATCTATCTTTTATATAATCTAACAAAAAATTTGATATTTGAAATGGGAATTTCTCATAAAATGGATACTTTGTAAATTGAGTTTTTATAATATCTTTATCAGGAAATTCTTTTGCATTTGTTAATAAATTGTCAAAATCAGCTGTTATTACATCTATATCAGAAATTCTAGTCATTTCTTTTGTAAATGGAAAATCATCATTTGAACCTGTAACTGAAATCAACGATTCGTAATAGAATTTATTAATAAAAATGAATCCTAACAAGATTAAGAATATATAAAAAATAATTACACTCGACATTTACTTCTTTATAATATAAAATTTAATTAAATTTAATTAATTTAATTAAGATTTATTTAACACTTATATGCGTTCAAATACTAAATCGATCATGTGCGTTCAGGTATTCTAGCTTTATCCATCATTTGTCTTGCTAACATCATTTCCTCATATTTTGAATTTAATTCCTTCTCTTTCTCACTACCATAACCCTTTTTATTAGATCTACCACTACTACTACTCTTTATATCATTACTAAATCTAACTGTTTTTTGTTGTTGCATTTGCATCTGTGGAGGTTGCATAGGTTGGTCATCAATTGGTGGTGTACTAATAGAAAAGTCCTGACCTAAAAATTGAAAACATTGATTTTTAGCATCCATACAAGGATCTTTTGTATTTAATCCGAATGTACTATACATATCTGAAAAAGCAATCATTTCATTAGGATTAAATCCTGAAATTTCACCAGGGACAATAGTGTTATCTTCAACAACTGGTTCCTTGTTTTTTTCAGTATTACTAATAATTTCTAATGTATGCTTTAACCATTCAAATGCATCTGCATCCTTTAAAATAAATTCACCATTTTCAACAATAATCGTTGGAACTGATGTTAACTTATAATTGAAATTTGTAGCAAGTATTCCCTTTAAACTTAAAAAATCATCAGATCGCCTTTTAGTATTTGGATCTACATCTACATTAACAAAAATAAATTCTTGTGCCAATGGTGATTCTAAAAGCATACTTATAAAATTTTTAGAATGTTGACAATAATTACTAAAAACTAAGATTGGACGAGAAAACATTTAATTATATTTTATAATATTATTTTTATTTTCATTAGCAAACAAATCACTTTAATTAATCAATTAAATGAATTAACTTGATTCCTTAATAACATCTACATCTACATTATTCCCACCTTTACTCATCTTTTTAGAAAAATCATCCATAGCTTCATAATAACCTGGCATATTAGGTGCATAATAAAGTTTATCATATTTTTGTTCAAGAGTTTCAATAATGTTTGTTAATTTCTTTATTTTAGATTCCAATTTTATTATTCTGTTATTAAACAACATATTATCATTTGTTCTTTTTACTGAAAAGAAAAAGTACATTCTACCAATTGGTTTTAATTTTGCTAATTGAATCCCAATTAAACGTGTATTTATATAATTAAATAGAATTTGACGATTTTCTTCATTCGAAAAATAATCATGTGTTGAATAATCAGTTAATCGAATAAGTGAAGTAGTAAATGGTCTGTACTGTTCCTTAAAATCTCTCCAGATCAAATAACACATTCTGTTATCAACTAAACGGATATCAATAACATCATCATTTTGTTCGTAATTGCTATCAACATCGTTATCAAAATTAATATAAGGAAGACTATCATATTGGCTAGAAGATGATAAAATAGTATCTTGATCAATTCCATTATCATTTTCAATATGAATATTTTCTACACCTGTTTCTAATTCATCCATTACGTTACATTACATTCTTTCTTTTAAAAATTCAATTAATTTAATTTAATTACCAAAAGGTATTACCAAAAGGTATTACCAAAAAGTATTACTATACGCATATTCATTTTCATTTTCTGCATTACGGTAATAATTAAAATCAAACAAAATACCATTGATGTCTTTTAACTTTGGATAATATGGTAAATAACTTGGTTGGTTACGTGTGTATTTTAAAATTTTTAATTCCGGATAACATGGTAAAGTTTCGATAGGGTTTTCTCTACAATCTAAAAAAGACAGGGATTGGTATTCTGGTAAAGTAGTAGCGAAATTATTCATACAATTTAAAAATGATAATTTGGGATAAGTTTGAAAGAATGAAATCCTATTATCTCTACAATTTAACCATTCTATATTTGGATAATATTGTAAAAACACGATTCTGTTATTTTGACAATTCAACCACTCTAATTTTGGATAACTAGGTAAACATTTTATAGTATTGTCTTTGCAATTTAAAAATCTTAATTCTGGATATTCTTGTAATTTATACACGGTATGATTATTTGAACAATTTAAAAACGTCAATTTGGGATATTCCCTTATCACCTTTAAACGATTCCTAACACAATCTAACTTTTGTAATAATGGATATGATGGTATATATTCAATATTATTATCATAACAATTTAATACAGTTAATGACGGGTAATATGGTAAGCGAGATATTCTATTTTTAGAACAATTTAAATTTTCTAATTTTGGATATTTTGGTATAGATATTATATCCTTATTACTACAATTTATACCTGTGCATTTATAAAAATTATAATATAAGAGGTATATTTTTTTGTAATCCGCGACACCATTTTCGTCAATGTAATCTTCCTTGTTTACATAATTCATAACGTATATAAAATCTCGATCATGTGTATAAGACACACTAAATATGTCTAAAAAATATTTACAGATAATATTAGAATAATATTTGCATATTTTAAATATTTCCTTATTTGTTCTACATAAATTATGAAAATCATCTATATCATCAATCTGACGAACAATATTTAACAAGTTCACCTTAAGGAAATTCATTACAAAAACCAAATAAAATAATTAATCTAATAAAAAAGTAATTAATTATGTTTACACTAAATACTATTTTTATTTGCGTAAGATAAAGTAATTTATATTATGTCTTGTATTCGTTTACATGCTATAACAATAGATTCAAATGATTCAAGTTTAATTATTGAAAATGGTAACGTTAATGTGACTGACACAACGATTTCAACATCTGCTTTAAATGGATGTTTGGTTTTAGACGGAGGTTTAGGAATTAATTGTACAGTTGACAGTATAAGTAGTACAAGTGGTAGTGCTTTATCTGTTGGTGGAGGAGCAAGTATCGTAGGAAAAACTTATTTAGGTAGTGATTTAACATTGGACAGTACTTTATCTACGTTTGTTGTTAAAGGAATTACTTATCCTAGATTTATACTAGATACAATAAATAATAAACGTTTAGAAGTTAGTTTAGATGGTCTTAATAAACACTTTGTATTGAACAATTCAAGTTTGTCAATCAATGTAACAGCATCTAGTACATCACAATCATCTGGGGCGTTGGTTGTTAATGGTGGTGTATCGATTAATTGCACAGCAAATTCGACAAGTGTTACACATGGTGGTAGTTTAACAGTTGGTGGTGGTATGAGTGTAGGTGATGATTTATATATTGGTGATTCTGTATTTATAAGTGGAAATGCTTATGTGAATGACATTGTTTCAGGAATTGGTAATAATTTAAACATCTCAACTGGTGATATAAACAACGATCTAAATATAACATCAGGGTATGTTGTTATTACAACAAATGGTTTAATTATTAAAAACACATCAGGTAATGATAATGTAATATTTAACACAACAAGTAGTTCCTTTAATAACGCAGTTTATTTGAATAATACAAGTGGTAGTGGTATTGAAAGTAATTCATTAGTAGCTAGTGGAAGTGTTTCTTTTAATTCCACTAATAATTCTACAAGTGCAACGAGTGGTGGTTGTTTAACAATTGCTGGTGGAGTTGGTATAAATAAAGATCTTAGATTAGGTGGGGCTTTATATACAAATGACAATATTTACTTACTTAATAACAATAGTACATTAGGATCTTTTAGTGTAATATCAAATGGTAGCTTATTATTTAATTGCTCAAATACATTCCGTTTTAATAATGCAGATATGTTGATTAGCAAAGGTTCATTACAATTAAATGAATACATGTTAACATCTACAAATGGAAATTTAAATATACAAAGTTTATCAACTGATTCGTATATTAATCTATATACAACATACAATGATGGGTTGGACGATAATCTTATTTATTTATACGGATACAATGCCAATTCTAATGCTGATAGAGAATATTTAAAATTAGGATATATTTCATCATCACAATCATTTAATGTGTCAGTTGAAGGGAGTGGTGCTGGAAGTATTCGTGATTTTGTTTTACAAAATACTAATGGATCTGTTACGTTAAATACATCAGGATCTGTTATATTATCAAATACTACAATGTCATCGAATAGTACAACTGGTTCTTTACTTTTAAACGGTGGTTTATCAATCAATTCTACTACAAATGCTACAAGTGTCACGTGTGGTGGTGGATTAACAATTGCGGGTGGTGCAAGTTTACAAAAGGACTTTTATTTAGGTGGTGAAATGTATTTAAATGGTAATGGTACAACAGGTAATTTAAATATTCCATCAAAATTAAATATTTATAACTCTGAAGCTCCATCAATCGTAGTTGCTAAGAGAAATGCATCAAATACACTTGGTAATTTAATTGACATGTCTTTTTATACATTAGGAACTTCACCAAGTGACACAAGTTATGAGAATTTACAAATAAGTGGTTCATCTGGTCCTTTTGGTGGATTTAATGTAAATACAAATGCATCAGGAAGTGGTATTGTACATTATTTAAATCTATATACAGGAACTTCTTCAAATCAACTATTTTTAGCAACAAGTGGAAATGTAGGTATTAATAGTAATAATCCAGGATATAAATTAGATGTAAATGGTGACATTAATAGTAATAGTACTATAAGATCCTTGAATTTAAATGTTACGAATGGTACATGTAATAATTTATTTGTTACAAATAATACAACAATCACAAATGATTTAACAGTGAATGGAAATACTGCATGTTATAAAACAGTTAATTTTTACAATACAAGTAATGCTGTTAGTTCTAACGATGGAGGTTGTGTTACGATTGTAGGTGGTCTAGGAGTTGGCAAGGATGTTTATATTAATGGTTGTATTAGTAGTAATTCACATGGATCATTTAACACAGTATCGATTACATCTACATCAGGAAGTTGTTTGTCATTAACAGGAGGATTAACTATTAATTCAACTGTTAACTCATCGAGTAATGTTAATGGTGGTAGTTTAACTGTATTAGGAGGTGCTAGTATTAAAAGTGACTTTTATATAGGTGGTAGTAGTTATTTAAGTGATTCTTTAAATATAACAAATAACACGAATGGAAATGATCTTTTAAATATCTATGATTCTTTTAATATCTCAAGATTCGGATTAAACTACAACAGTGGTGTTCTTTCATTGAATCGTCGTAATAACTCAGGTGTTATAGTTGAAAACATTGTTTCATATGATAATACAAATGGATATACAACTTTTAATAATACAACACCAAGTTTAAATACAAGTACTTCTAGTGTGATTGTATCAGGTGGTTTAAATATCAATTGTACAATAAATTCTAGTAATATTTCTATTGGTGGTGCATTAACAATTGCTGGTGGTACAAGTATTAAAAAGGATCTATTTATTGGTGGAGATATACATATAGAATCAACGACTGCTAGTAACAATATAAATACAGGATCCATTATTGTTAAGGGTGGAGTTGGTATTAGCAGTGATTTACATGTAGGTGGTAATACAATTGTAACTGGTAATTTAATAGTAAATGGTACTACTACAAGTGTTGACGCAACAAATGCAGTTATAAGTGATAACATAATGGTATTAAATTCCGGACCTACAGGTAGTCATGACAGCGGTGTACTTATCAGTCGTTATCAAGTTGGTAATGATAGTGGTTCAGGTGATGTAGTGAATGATAATCCGTATATAGTAGATATATTACCTAATCAATCAGGAATTTCATCTCCGTCTAATCATATAAAATTAAGTAATTTAACAAGTAGCATTGATGATTACTACTCAAATTGGTGGATAAAGATTGAATCAGGATTTAGTACTAATCAATGTAGACAAATAGTAAGTTATAATGGAACAACGCATGTTGCTACGTTGGATTCTGCTTGGACTACACAAAATCCAGCAAGTGGTGATATTGTTTATTTATATAACAAACCATTTGTAGGAATTATTTATAATGAATTATTGAATGTATTCCAATTTGGATCTACCACACAAGATCCTGGTAAAACAAATGTGTCATTCACAGATTCTGTTGGAATTTCTTTCGGAACAGGTTATTCTTCAAGCACAACTCCTAGCACAAGTATTTCAAGTGGAGGATTAACATTATCAGGTGGTTTAGGTATTAACTGCACGGTTAATAGCACAAGTTCAACAAATGGTGGAGGATTAACTATTGCTGGTGGTGCTGCAATTAATAAATCAGTATATATAGGAGAATCTTTATATGTAAACAATGTAAATACTACACCAAACAGTTATGATATTATATCATCAATTACATATAATGCTTTAAATAATCAATTAGATATTCCATTCATAACAATTAACAGCAGTGTTTGGTCATTTGATATATACTTGGCAGTTGTTATAGTTATGGCTAATAGCAATGATAACTTGTACTGTAATTTCCATATCAGAGGTGTTAATAAAAGTGATGCTTGGGAAATTGTATCAAGTTATGTTGGTGATGACACTGGCATTGAATTTGATATAGTTAACGACATAATAACATCGAATGGTTTAGTAAGATACTCCACACCAGATTATGGTATTGATATTTCTAGTATCACATTCAAATACAGGATGATCACCAATTGATAAATTGGCAGGATGATTACCAATTAGAATCATTTATTTTTCGTTTAAAGTTAAAAATTAAAAATATATATATAGTATGTTTATTTTTAATCGTAAATTAATAAATCATTACGGAAATACTGATAAAGAAGTTGATAGGAATCTTTTTTTAAACGAAGATGACAATGTATTTAAAAGTTTATCAACGTTTGACAAGGATTGTTACTTTTTAAATTCGAAATGTAATAGAGAGTGTTATTGTGATAAGGATAAAGACAATAATATTCGCAGAATTTGTTTTGATAAGACTATTTTTAATTATGAGACCTTTATTTATTTATCATTATTGAAACGAAATGCTGATATTACTAGTATGATTTCATTTAATAAAAATGACCTGGTTTACATAACAAAGGATTATATTAGTTTAAGACTGTTTTTATTGAATAATCCGAATCATACTTCTTTAATTATAAATGAAGTTTTTGCATTTATAAATACATTTAAGAAATATAATTTTATACATGGTAATTTACATATTGATAATATTTTTGTAGATATAAATAATAATTATAAATTTCATATTATTGATTTATGTAATAGTTATTACAACACAACATCTGATAACGGAGGGTGTTGCGGTGATGAGAACACTGATGGTGGTTTTAAAAGAACAAGTTTTATAGATATGAAAGACAACGGGAGTTGTAGTAGTAACGTGGGTGACTGTAAAAATGAAAAAGAACATTCATTTACCGTTTCATTCAAAGAAAAGAATTTAATACATTGGGATTTCTTAAGTTTATTTATAAGCTTAAAGTTATTTTTCGACAAATGTAAATATAAAATGAAAAAAAGAGATGAATTTATTAATTATACAAAATCAACAATAACAAATTACATTGGAAAAAGTAAATTAGATGATGCTCTTAAGTATTATAATTATTATATAAACAGCACAGAAATTGAGAGTGGTAAGGGTACAAGGGTCAAATATTATTCTATTTAATTATTTTAATTATTTATTTTATTTATTATAATAAATAATAATGAGTGAACATCCTGATTTAACGAATCGTATCGGAGAGTATTATGCAATTTTATCACCTGACAAGCATGATGGTGAAGAAATATGTCCTGACGAGTTCAATGTTTTAAACCATGATGTATTATTATTAGAACAAATCGGTTCAGGATCTATTAATGGCGAAGCTTATAAATCGTGTATACCATATGATAAGGAAACTAAAAAATGTGACAATGGTATTTTATTATCAACTAAAAAAATTCCTTTAACACAAATGCAAAAATTCTTATATCCTTACCATCAAGATAAAGAAGAATTATTAAATCATGAAAATGATGCTTTTGTTGAATTAGCATGTATGCAATTATGTGCACATGTCATATTAAACAACGAAGCGATATGCCCAAATCTTCCATTGTATTATAATTATTTCCTATGTAATAGATGTGATTATAGAAATCCTGAAATTTTAAAAAGAAACGAGTATTTAACTCAAAAAGCAGAATCTGCTGTTTATCTAGATAAGAAAGGAAAGGAAGTTAAACAAATGTTTAAAACATTAAAGGAATTGTTAAAATATAAAAATAAAACCATCTTAGCTGGTGATGATTATAAATTAATGGTACAATCTGCTGGTCAACAAATAGCTGATATTTATAAACATGCTATCAATGATGCAATTTCGAGATCATGTATCTTACTAATCAATGAATTTGCAGATGGTGGTGATTTAAAACATTGGTTAAAAGAAGATCATTCTACATTGGAATGGACTGTTATGTATTTCCATGTATTCGCAGGATTATATACACTCCAAAAACATTTCGATTTAACACATCATGATCTTCATTGGGGCAATGTATTAGTTCACAAAATTCAACCTGGAGGATTCCTTAATTATAAAATAGATAATCGTTATTACAGAATCCCTAATATCGGTTACCTCTTTACATTATGGGATTTTGGTTATGCTTATGTTCCTGGTAAAATGCAAGCAAGGGATATTAGTTTTTATTCAAAAATACATAATAGATATGGTGATGATTATTTCAGAATTTCAAACGCTATTTATTGGAATATGAAAGTTGACAAAGCAACAAACAAACCAAATGGGACAGTTCCAAAACGTATGGAAGAATTTTTTGATATTATAAGTTTATTATATACAAACAACGTTCCATTAAAATATGTTTTTGAAAAGGCATTCAAGAGCTTTATATCAACTGAAAAACTTGATGTTGATTACATAATTGATGATAAAGTAGTTCCTAAAGTACCCAAATCACAACAATGGTTATTAAACACTAATGAAAATTATAAAAAGGTTTATCCTACAAGTGTAGAAGATTTTTCAGGAACTCATCCTGAATTATACAGTGAATTATACAGAACATTCGGTGACTCAACTGTTGAAGCATTATTAGCACATGTGTAAGGATTCCTATTCTTAAATTAATTGATTAAATACAAATTATTTTATTGTAAGTAAAAGTAAGTAACGTAAGTAACATAATGAATTACTTTAGACAAACAATATACAATAAAATAACTTCAAAAGATAAAAAGGACGGTGATGAAATATGCGCAGATGAATTTAACGTTTTAAATCATGATATTTTATTATTAGAACGAATTGGTTCAGGATCTGTTTATGGTGAAGCATACAAATCATGTACACCATATAATAAATCAACTAAAAAATGTGATGATGGAATTTTATTATCTACTAAAAAAATCCCGATGGATTTAGTTCAACAATTCATGTTTCCTTATCATAAAGATAAAAAAGAATTATCTTCAAAAGTAAATGATGTATACACTGAAATTATATGTATGCAATTATCTAAATTCTTATTATTAAACAAAACACCTATTACACCTAATCTTCCATTGTATTACAATTACTTCTTATGTAATAATTGCAATTATATAAATAAAAATATATTATCCAAAAAAAATATTACAAAATCATGTATTTTATTATTAAATGAATACGCAAATGAAGGAGACTTGAAACATTGGTTACAAACTGACAGAACTGAAATAGAATGGGTATGTATGTATTTTCAAGTATTTGCAGGACTTTATACACTTCAAAAACACTTTGATTTAACTCATCATGATCTTCATTGGGGAAATGTATTAGTTCATAAAATTCAACCAGGTGGTCACATCACTTATAAAATTGACGACAATTGTTATAAAATTCCTAACATTGGTTACCTTTTCACATTATGGGACTTTGGGTATGCTTATATCCCAGGAAAACTTCAAGCTAAAAAACTAGATTACTATAACAAATCACCAAACTTATACACCGTAGACTACAACAGAATTATAGAAGCAACACATTGGAACATTAAACCTGACAAAGATACTCATAAACCAAATGGTACAACACCAAAAATTATATATGAGGATTTTTATAATATAGTTAAAAGTTTACATGCAAATGACATACCACTTTGTTATGTTTTTGAAAAAATGTTTTCTTATTTCATCCAACCAGTAGTCGACAAGGACACTATAGACTTTTTTATAGACGACGATAATATACCAAATGTACCATCAGAATACATGTGGTTATTAAATACAAATAAAAATTACAAACATATAAAAATTAAGGAAATTCCAGAACCACAACCAGAACCAATGGAAACTAGTGAAACAACAATTATTCACAAAGAACCACAACCAGAACGTATGGAAACAAGTGATACTATTTATCAACAAGAACGTATGGCAACCAGTAATACAATTTATAAATAAAATGTATTTTTAATCAAGATCCTTTAAAATAGTATCAATATGTGCATTTAATTCTGTCATAAAAATATCATCATCATCAGTCTTGAATTTATTAATAATATCATTAATACCATCTGAATCATCTTCACTTTCATCTTCACTGTCGCTTTCATCTTCACTATCAATTTCACCTGTTTGTGTAGTTTGTGTTAAAGTTGGTTTAACAGTTTCAGTTGAATCTGTGGAATCAACTGAGCATTCAGTACAATCTAAATCACACTCGCATTCATCATTACATTCTCTCTCGCCTTGTCTACCAATTGATAAAATACGCCCAATAACATTTTTTACATTATACAAAACAATCGCTGGTAGAACTAATAATCCAATATTTAATCCAATATTTAATACAATATTATACATCTCATCGGTTGTTCCATCTACGTTACTCATCATTTCTTTATTATAAATATTTCAAAATTATATAATAAAAAAAACGCAACTATTTAATTTCTTAATTTAATCGAATTCTTTTAAATCCAGTTCCTTTATCACGACTTTCTTCTGAATCTGTATTACTATGTCTTTCATCTAGACTTCCAGTTTCATTATTCACACGTTCGCCTTTACGACTTATTTCATCCTCTTTACGTTTTAATAAATTTCCTTTATTTTTACGTTTTACATATAAATAATAATACATTTCTGAGAATTTATTACTAAAGAAAAATTTTATTTCATTAACTGTATTCATAGCTATTTCTGAAAAATATTTTACAATGTTCATATAGATTTATTATATATATTATAATCTTATTATAATCTTATTATAATCTTATTAGAATATTTTTATAATCTTATTAGAATATTTTTTAAAATCTTATTAGAATATTTTTTAAAATCTTATTAGAATATTTTAATCTTAATTTCATATATTAATTAATTCAGTTTTTATTTAAAAATAAAAATTCACAATTAACAAAGTGTAATTCGCAAAGTGGTAATTCACAATGAGTAATTTACAATCGCAATTGGAATTATTAAAAAATGATACAGAAATTAAGAATTACTTTGAAAATAAAAACATCCTTCATTTTGTGAAAAAATACATAAAAATAGATGAAATGTTGATGCAATATTTTAAAAGTAGTGAAAATTGCGATGATAAAAAAGACTCTGATACTAATATACAAGTCATTACACAACAATTAAATAATATTAAACAATTGATTATGACAAATAATACAAGTTTGGAAAACATTCATAGTAATGTATTATCATCAAATGTAACTGTATTATCAAGTTTAGAAAGATACAATTCAGAAATACTAAGTGGCAATTCATTTAAAGACGAGTTTAAAAATATTCTTGAAAATTTCAAAGACAAAATAGATGTATTAAGTAATAAAAAATTAAATGACATTGATAGGAAATCATTAGATGTATTATCAGGTATCGGAAGTACTTTAATGACGTCATTGGATTCACATACTATTAATCACAAGATAGTTTCAATTGAAAAGGTTTTGAATTCATTGCATGATACATTTACAGGTGGTAATAGTTCAAGAAAGGGAGCAACAGCTGAGAATATTTTATTGAAAAATTTAACAGAAGCATTCCCTGATGCTGAAGTAGTTGATATGCATACTGAAAAAAATGCTGGTGATATCCATATTATAAAAGATAATAAACCTAAGATTTTAATTGATTCAAAACATTTTGATACAACAGTTCCTAAGAAAGATCTTGACAAATTTTATGCAGACATTCAATTACAAAATTGCTCGGGTATTCTGTGTAATGCATTCGGTGGTATTGCCAATCGTAAAGATTTTTCAATTGATTTCGTAGACAATAATATTCTTGTATTTATTCACAATCACAAATTCGACAATAGTTTATTCACATTGGCTGTTAATATCATTTACAATATGCATGAACATATAAAGGATAAACAAAACGATTGCGTTGTAATTGATCAACGTCTTTTTAATAATTTAAAAATAGAATATAGCTTTTTCTTGCAAAGTTATGATTATCATTTGGAAATTATAAAAACCAATATAAATTCACTAAGCAAATTAAAGTTTACATTGTTAGATCATTTCTTTAAACGAAAAACAAGTACAACATCTGAATTAAAGCAATTCTCATGTCACTTGTGTAGCACTGGTTGTTCAAGTGATAAAGCTTTGAAAAGACATTACAAAGAACAACATCAAATTACATTTACAAAGAATGATCCTAGCACAGAATCATCAGAAGTTGCAATTGTACCTAAAAAACCTAAGAAATTGACAAAAAAACAGCAACAACAACAGCAACAACAACAGCAGCAACAACAACAACAACAGCAACAACAACAGCAGCAACAACAACAACAGCAGCAACAAGATCAAGAATCTGATTATACAGATGAAGGATCATCTAATGAAGAATCAGCAACTAACAAGATCGATTTTTAACTCATTTTTATTAATTTTAATTCTTAAGTAATAATATAAACAATATAATACAAACGACAATGTCACAAAGATCATTCACAATCGAATCGGTTAGTAAATCTGATGGTAGTAAAATTAATTTTACAGGTGGTAGATATTTAAGTAATACACCAAGAGAAAGTGTTAAAAAGATGTTTACAAAAATCGTTCATTCTTTAAAGAGAAGTCCAGGTGTATTAACTATTAAAATCCGTGAAACAACACAAGATTCAAAGAAAAAGGAATATACTTACAAGGTATCTAAAAAATCGCATGTAACAACTGTTGAACGTGATGGTGTTGAAATTACATATAAATTTATTACAAAAGTCAAGTCTGTTTAAGGCTTGTAACGTTTAGCTCAATAATGTAAATTTAATTAAAATAAATACAAATTATTTTAATTAAGAATTAGATCATTAGAT